GGAGCAACTACACAAAGTCTACCCGGTTGAGCTGCAGTTGTTGAGAATGGGGAAACAATAGTGGCGGTGCAAGTTGATACTGGATATGGGCCAGCAGGCACGGCGGTTATAAGAGCAATGCCAATACCGTCAGAATAACTACCGCCAATATATTGTGGGCTAAAAATACTTCCGGTAAGTGTACCATTACATGTAACTGTTATTGATGCGCCTACAGTTGTAGCACTAACTTGAAATGTATTACTATCATAATTAGTTTCACCAAAATCATATTGTGGATAATTTTGAAATGTAACAGGTGTTATTGTCCAAGTATTTAAGATATAAACTGTCGTAGTGCCGACACCAACATTTGTTAATGTGAAAGCATTAATGTCATTTGCTGCATCTGTAGCTGTTGCATAAATTTTTATTAACAATCCAGTATTATCTGAACGAGCAAAATACGTTAATCCAGATCTAATCTGTGGAGTTGTTGTTGGTAAAGTGTCACCTGGAGCGGTTGATTGTAGAAAACGCAACGGAAAAATAATGTTTGGCGTGGTTGCAGCAGTCAATGTAAATTGATTTGCAATAATGCCAGCGCCACTATTTATTGTAGTTGTCGAGGAACTTCGAATTAAATCTTGCGGCTGTATTACTCCTGCAGTTATCCGGAAATATCTGTCAAGAATAGTCCAGTCCATTGTTCTTATAACGTCACTTGTTAATAGTGCGCTCGATACAGTAGCAACCAAAAATCCTTCTAAATAAATTTCTAACTGTCCAGGCACAAAGACCAATAAATAAACGCATTCATTTAGATATGGAAAGCTTTCAAAAAATATATCTTTCCAATCTGTTACACCAGTAATTTCACCCTGGTAAATAGTGCCAAAACGTTTACCTATAGCCCCTTGAGGATAGGTGATTGTATTTTTACTTTTCTTTACACCTTTACCGTAAATTTCAGTCGTGACACGCCCATATAGCATAGGACTTAATTCGCCTGCGCTAAATACATCTTGTGACCAAAGAACTTCTGGCATAGCAATCCTTATGAAATAGAGTTTGGATAAGTACCGCCAATGTACCGGTTTCCAAGAACAGGAAAATCAACCTGTGTAAACTGAGGTCTGTTTTGCGTATCAACAGCGTGAGCAATTGCCATTAATCGATTTCTTTCGCTATTAATTATTGAAGCGTAATCTGTTTTTTCAGCATTACTTAGACATAAACGTGATGATATTTCAAAACTAAAATAATCTGTAAAATAGTAAGGCAAAGCTGAAACATCGGGCTGGTAAATAAATTGCATCCACCATTCAGACTGTTGGAATGTGTATATTTTATTACCATTAAAAATATCCCAATCATATATATTTGGCCAAACGCTTAAGGTTTTTAACCATCCGCTAGGCAATGAATAAACATAAAGATATGGTTGTGGAGGTGTTTCAACTAATTGACTAAGTTGCTCAATTTTAGTTGCAAATCTCCAGTTGCCTTGCGCTAATACAGCGGGAAGTACTGAATCAAAAATAATTTCTGCTGAAACAACCAGTTCATCCTGGTCAATTAAAGAATTGACAGGCGCATGACCAAGTTGCATCAAAGCATTATTAATAATGTTGAGTTTCGTAATCATGCGCCCATCACTCCTATTAGTATGCTGCTGTTGTTACAGTTTGCAAATCACGATCTACTGTAGCAACTACTAATGTAGCATTAGCATCACTTCCAATAGTCATAATAATATCGCCAACTGCTAAATCATAAACTGCTGGAGCAAAGTAATTTGCAGCAGCAATTGCAGCAGCGTTATCAGTTGCACTAGCATATGTGAATAAAGCAGGTCCGTTTTCGATAGCTGGGCCATCAACGGTTACTGCACCAGAGTTAAAAGCTAGAGTTTGTCTAGTCCATCTGTTGTCATTAAAAGCCATGTTATATCCCCTTAATTAAGCTGTAACGTCGCATTCAATTGCTAACACACCGCGGTTGTCGATAACTACAGCGCCAGCAGAGAATACACCATTTACTAAATACGATGTGTTCTGTGGAATATAGTTAATTTCGGTGCGGAAGTTCATACCAATACCCATACCAGTAGACATTTTGTGCCATGCTAATGCAGTCTGAATGTTACCAGTTTTTGGCAAGCCACCTTCAGTCATTTGCGGAATAACAACTACGTTAAATCCTAAGTATTCACGAATGCGCGCACGGTCAATCACGTCGTTTTTAGTATAGAAAGTAGAAACGAATTGGTCATCTTGCATCAACGATTTAAAGTTGCTTGCAGACATTGCAACAAAACGTTCAGCTAATGGAACACCATTGTTGTCAAAGAACTCTAAGCATTGAGTAAACTTTAAGTAATCAAAGTTTGTCCCACCATCAAGGATTGTATCGCCTGGGTCATCCGCTAAAGCATCAATAGTGATTTGGTCAGAACGTCGTCCCATTGCTTGAGCTACTAACATAGCATTTTCCATTTTAGCGTCAAAGTTTACAGTTAGTTCTTGTACTTCGTCGACTGCAGTTGGAGTTGTGTATTTTTGTAATGTACACAATGCTTTATTGTAACCAGGATCTTGAATTGTCACGGCAGCTAAATAAGCAGTTGGAACAGAGATTACTTGGTTAACTTTACGGAATTCAACTTGAGCACCAATTACGTCGTATTTCATACGTACTGAATCTCGAAGTAAAAAACCTTGCGAATGATATTCTGCTTTTACGAGTGCATCGAACTCAATCTGTTGCACATTAGTCAAAGATGTAGACATAATAGTCCCCTTTAAAATTAGTTAAATAAAAAAACTCGTTTTAAATTGGGCTTGTATTTGTCTGGTTGTCCATGAAGGGCCTGAAATGCAAGTTTTCCAATTTCCCAGAAAAACTGGACACTTGCATTTAGTTTAAAGTTTTATAGATTGTTTTGCAATCTTTCTATTTTTTCTGTAATTTCACGTCTATATCTTGGATCTTTTTTGTATTTATCCATGTTGTTTCGCAGTTCTGAATGTAAATCTTCCATAGTAAATACGCCATCACTTTGCGCTTGTTCATTACCAGGTATCATAGTATTTTGTCCTAACATTTTCGACCTCAATTCTTCAAGTGCCAATACCGAATCAGCTGTTCTTAAATTTGATGTTAATGCATGAAAGCTTTGTTCAGACAAATTAGATTTAGCCCAATTGTTTAAAATATCCAAACGTTCATCTGCTTTTTCACCAAGTGCCGCTTTTTCAGCTTCATAATCTACACCAAATTCATCAAGGTATTTACCAACAGTGGATAACATTTTATCCATAACATCTTGTGGCACTCTTTTTGATTTAGCAAATTGCGCAAGTTCTTGGAAAGGTTCGTAATCAGGTTCAACCCATCCTTTACCGGCTTCCCACGAATATTCACTTGGTGCTTCGCCAAATCTTTTTTGTAATTCTTGATAAGATTTTGCTACATCTGAAGCTTTTTTAAATTGCCCTGGTAGCCAATCTGGTCTATCGCCTGTTCCAGGAGTATTATCATCTAACCACCATGCAGGCTCATTATTTGAAGATGATTTACTGTCTTGTGTTGCCATATCTTCAACTGTACCGCTTATAGTATCAAAACTCATTAAACACCTGCCTGTTTGGCCTCATGATCTTTTTTAGCTTGATAAGATTGCACGCTACCAATAAGTTGTCGAAATGCTTCTCTAAACCCTTCATAAAAAGTACACATTACTGGATAATTTTCATTAACTGGTCCTGGTGTAGGCATAATAATAAACCGCTCTTTAATGATTTCTAAAAGTTTTTTACCATCTTCAGTATTAAATACATGCCAACATAATTCATCTAAAGGTGTATTTTGACTGGAGCTAGTTGATGTTTGATAATCTTCATAATAATTTTGTGGTTCGATAAATGGATTTTTTTCACTCATTATACTTGTCCTAGTTGTGGCAATTGTGGTGGTTGACCACCTTGTTGCATCATTGCTTCTTGCTCATTCATTTTATCTTGCTGTGCTTGCATAACTTGAGCTACTTGCGCAGGATCATTTAGAAGCCGGTTATCTATTTGCATTAAATCAGCCAATAAGTATGGGTACTCCATTGGATTAATGAAAATTTGCGCAGCTTCTGGTCCAGAAATTCCCTGTAATAATTGGAAAAACTGAGTGAACCTTGCAATTTGCTCTTGTCCTTTCGCTAAAGCTAAAGGTGAACGATAAGCAAATGATATCATTTTTCTATCAATTTGAGGATAAGGCAATAATCCCATTTTATCAAGTATATAAGAACATCTTTCTATTACAGGCCATAAAAACTCTTGCTGTAATCTCGAAAATAAAGGCCCAATACGTTCAGCCAAGGTTTGATTTTGAATCATGATTTGCGTAGCACTAACTGGTTGCTTGCTGTCAGTTGGAATCAAAGAATCCGCAAACAGAAGTGAACGAATCTGCATTCTCAAATCTTGTATCGTCAATTGGCTAAATTGAGGATTAGAAGTATCAGGCAATGGAATTAACGGAGGTTGTCCGGTTGATCCTATTGGAGCAATTGGAATTACCGTCATTGGTTGCATTTTAAATGTATGTGGATTGAACACAGCATCACTAAATGCCATAAATGGTTTAAATGTATTTAAATTGGCCGCAGCAAGCTCTATTCGCGCCAATTCATTTAAACTAATAATAGATGGCAACGCATCCATAATTGGACCGCGACCATATGTATCATTATTTGTTTTTTGAAATCGCCATACAATACCGGGGTTTACTTCAAAGTCTTCAGTGTAAAGCACATTGCTGTCCGAACAAACAACGTATTGATAACGTTTTTCGCGTCCAGGATTAAACATTACGCCTTCATATACTTTTTGTATAATAGTATCTGGATTATTTTTTAAATCTCTAATTATATCTGCCGGTAAAACTGCTTTTGGCCAACGCGTTGTGATTTCACTGGCTTTAACATTTTCCCAATTTCTATACCATGATTCAATTCGACCAGTCATTGCTTCTTCAATAGCTAGCTTATCCATGGGTATTGAAGTAAATAGTAATGGTTGCTCATCAGTGTATTGATTTATTACTAAACATGATGTTCCAATTGCTAAATCAAAATAACATTCATTAATAACCACATCGAAATTTGAATCATGTATATACTCAAACAATTTACGCATATAGTCATTTAACATACGTTGTGCATCATCTCGGCTAATACCGGCATCATCTTCATCAAACTCAGGGTCGATTGTTAAAAATCCCCATTGTGTTTGTGGTGGTGTCATAGCTGTATGTAATTTTGATACAAAAGTTTTAGTTGCTTCAATAGCTGTTGTATCATATACGCGCGTACCTTTTGTTTCGCCTTGTTGTTCTTTAGGCCTCCAAAAACGATTTCTATTTGGTATGGCATAAAAATAACAAGCTTCATGAAGACTAGCCCATAAATAGCTAATTTGCATGGAGCGATTGTACCTTTGCATAAATTGTTCAAGTAAATTTTGCATGGTTATCCTAATTTTTCAGACATACTAGAATCAGACATTGGCTGCATAAACCCAGACGAACGGTATCTTCTTCGCATTGAGCGAATTTGTTTTTCTTGAATTCGTCTCATCTCAGCAGATTTTTCTTGCCCAATTCTTGCTTGCTCAGCTGCAGCAGCTTCTTTTTGTTGGTAATAAGATGTTATGGCATCAGCTTTGGCTCTTTTTTCTTGTGCAGATTGATGAGGAATAACATCTGCAATTGCGCCTTCAATTTTTTTTAATCCTTTTGATAACCAGCTCATTTTGTTCCCCTATATCCAGATATGAACGTATATTACTTTTTCTTTAAATTCAGATGAATGAACAACTCTATCAACAAAAACAATTCTGTGTGGAATTTTAATCTGCCTTCGCAAATTCCGTAATTGAGATGATATTGTCGCCATTATCCAAATTCATTTGATGTAAATCTTCTTTCATCTTATCAACTTCTTGTTGCAACTTAAAGCTTTCAAAAGAACGTATACCAATATTGATAGATTCCATTAATTGCTTAACTTCAGAAGCGGTTAAATCCCCTTCACCTGCTTGTTGAACAAGTTGTTTGTACTGAGTGTAAGGGTCGGCATTTTTATCAATATTTAATCTTATTCTAGATTGTTTATTGTGATTGAAACGCGAAGATCCTATTCCTTCCCAATAACGCCAATTAAAATCTGGATTATCTGCGTTATCTTCGCCCTCTCTTTCCCAAAGCATTTGAGCAAATTGTGCTGCTATTCTCGAGCATTCATCAAATACTCTGTGCTCTCTTCTCCAATAATAATATGTGTTATCAGATATCAATCCTTTGGCGCAAAATTCTGCAATCGTTCCGCCATTTCCTATAATGTCTAAAACCATTAAGCAATGTTTTTGTTCATCATATATTTTTGTGCCTTTTTTTACTGATTCATAAATTTTTTTAGGTTCTAATTTGGTCATTGTTAGAATCTCCTTTACAATCATTATGTTTAATTTTTAAAAGGATTACAAATGATTGATAATAAACAATTAAGAGAGCTAATTATTAAACCAGCCCTTGATAGTTTGCAAATGTATAGTGTAGAGGCTGAAGAAATATTAGTTTTTACCTGTGCTTGTGAATCATTAGGTGGAACTTATCTTAAGCAATTAAAAGGACCTGCTCTTGGTATTTATCAAATGGAGCCGGCCACATATACTGACATTTGGCAAAATTATATTAAAAACAATGGAAGTGTTGTTAATTTGCTCACATTAAATTTTCAATGTCACAATATGCCATTACCAGA